TATTTCGTTATACTATTATCATTTCTTTGATATTTATAAAAGGAAATATTTCTAATTGGAGAATAAAATATGGCTGTACCAATATGGCAAGGAAGCAGTACGTTTTCATCAGGTGATACTCCCTACGGATTTTATGATTCTGATACTGCATTTACAACATCAATAGATAAGTTTGCAGATTGGGCTGCAAGAAGGTTAGGTTACCCTATAGTTGATATTGAAATGCAATCTGGTTCCTTTTATGCATGCTTTGAAGAAGCAGTTACTGAATATAGCTCTCAAGTTAATCAGTTTAATATAAGAGACAATTTACTACACTTACAAGGTCAAACAACAGGTTCAAATTTATCTGGTAAAAAAGTAACACCGACACTTGGAAGAACAATATTTTTAAGTCAACAGTATGGCACTGAGGCAGGTGCTGGTGGTTTTGTTGACTGGAAGAAAGGAAGCATAAGTGTTACTAGTGGAAGTCAAGAATATGATTTAAATGCACTATATGGCGCAGCATCAGAGTCAGGTGCTGCTATGGAAATTAAAAAAGTGTATCATGATGCAACACCTGCAGTTAACAAATATTATGATCCGTATGCGACTACTGGATTTAATACTGCAAATTTTATACAATCATTCGGCTTTGGTGATTATTCACCAGCTGTATCATTTACATTAATGCCTGTTTATGAAGATTTATTGCGAATTCAATCAATAGAATTTAATGATATGGTGAGAAAATCTCAATATTCATTTACATTAACAAATAATAAAATAAGATTGTTTCCCAAGCCAACATCAAATTATAAACTATATTTTGATTATATTCTTACATCTGAAAGAAATAATACATTAGTAACAGGAAGCGGTGAACCGGCCAATGTAATTTCAGATTACTCTAATGCACCATACAATAATATGGAATATCAATTTATAAATGATGTGGGCAAGCAATGGATTAGAAAGTATGGTTTAATATTATGTAAAGAGCTCTTGGGCAATGTTAGAAGTAAATTCGGTTCGATTCCTATACCAGGGTCAGATCTCACAATGGATGGGGAAACATTAAGAGCTGAAGCAGCATCAGATAAAGAAATGCTCATTGCAGAGTTGAGAGAAACTCTGGAACAAACTAGTAGGCGTGTTTTGATGGAAACTGATAGTGAGGAAAGTGCTCGATTGCAAGAAAAACTTAATAAAGTACCACTTAATATTTACGTAGGATAACCTAATGGCAGGAAGATTTATAAGATCAAGAGACATAGATTTCTTTGATACAGTCAATAAGGAGCTTTTGGGTGACCCTGTTAATAGTAAAGCCGGTGTAATCAATCAAGAAGTTGTAGTTTATAAGGTCTCTGTTTACGAAACAGAAACTAATTTTTATGGTGAAGCATCTGAAGGAAGAACATATCAGAATGGCGTTAAACTTGCATGTCTGATAGAAGCAGAAGATTTTGATTTTGAAACAACAGAGTTTGGTCCTGATGCAAATCAGAATGCAACATTTTCATTTCTTAGGCAATCATTAATAGATGCAGGAGATTTTGTACCAGATTTGGGTGATGTAATAGACTGGAATTATACATACTGGGAAATTAATACAATTAATGAAAACCAGTTGCTAGGAGGTCAAGCAAGTCAAAATCATTCTGTTATTGTAACAGCATTCCTATCGGAACAATCCAGAGTTAATATTCAAAGAATAAGGGGTTAATCATGGCTAAGATTATCCCTGCTAATATACAGTCAGATGCGGATAAAAGAAATAGAGGTGAAGATGTCTCTAGATCTAGCGATAAGACTAAAAATATTTCAATCGGTCTTTTAGAAATTGATTCTGCATTATTTTATTATTTTGATAATATAATAAAACCAGTTGTTGAAGAGGCTGGTGAACAGGTTAAAGTTCCTATAATATATGCAAATTCTGAAAGGTGGAAATCTATTAAAAAAGATGGATGGATTAGGGACATAAAAAGAAAAATTATTACACCTGCTATAGCATTTAGAAGGACTAGTTTTTCCAAAGATCCTAGCATGCCTGTTGATAAATTAGACCCGTCAAATCCAAAATTACATCAAACATTTGAATCTCGGTATACTAGCGAAAATCGTTATGATAATTTTTCTGCAACAAGGGGAACTAAACCTGCAAGAGAATTATATAGTATAGCTGTACCTGACTATATAACATTAAGTTATGATTTTACTGTTTGGACAGCATTCACTGATCAACAAAATTCTATAGTTGAAAAGATAAACTGGTCAGAAGGATCATACTGGGGCGAACCAGGAAAATTTAGATTTATGGCTACAATAGATAGCTTTGAAGACGCAAGTGAGTATGATGAAGCACAAAGAAACATAAAAACAAATTTCTCAGTAACTCTGAAGGGCTACTTAGTACCTGCTCACTTTGATAAAATTGTCACAACACAAAAATCACTCACAAAAAAGACAATTACAATTGGTGATGTCGTAACAAATCAATCATTATAATGTCAAAATTAGTACCAATAAATAGACAAACTGCAGCTGACAAGATCAACAGAGGAAGAGAAGTATCACGCGTAGGTGATAAGATAAGAGGGCTGTCTGTAGGATTATTAGATATAGACTCAGCACTTTATTGGTATTTTGAAAATATAATAAAGCCGGATATTAAGGAAGCAGGAGAAGAAGTCAAGGTACCAGTAATGTATGCGAATCCTGAAAGATGGTTCGCAATACAGCGTCAAGGCTACATAAGAGACAAGAAAAGAAAAATAATTTGTCCTGTTATAGTTTTTAGAAGGACTTCTATGACAAAAGACACAACAATACCAGTTGATAAATTAGATCCTACAAATCCAAAATTACATCATATTTTTCAATCTAATTACAGTAGTGTAAATCGTTATGATAAGTTTTCTGCTACAAGAGGGACAATACCTAAAAAGGAAATGTATTCTGTTGCAGTACCTGATTATGTTGTATTAAGTTACGACTTTACTATATGGACAAATTTTACAGATCAAATGAATAATATTATTGAAAAAATAAATTGGTCAGAGGGCTCATATTGGGGAGAAACAGGTAAGTTTAGATTTAGGGCAACAATAGATAGTTTTGACGATGCCAGTGAATTTGAGAGTAACAGAAGAAACATAAAGACAAACTTCTCGGTAACGTTGAATGGCTATTTATTACCTGACTCTTATCCTCCCACTGCAGATACAACTGAACAATTTATTACTCCAACACAAGTTTCATGGGGTGATGACGCAGATTCCACAATAATCGCACCGTCAACAGGCGAAGCAGGAACAGGAACAACTGTAATGCCCGGTGGAAGTAGTGGCGGATCATCAGGAGGCGGTAGCGGTGGTACAGGAACAGGTAGTATGGAAACTTTAACATTACAGCCTGGGAATAATTTAGTTTTTGAAAATGTATACTATGACGGCACAACACCAGTTACAGGCACAATAGGGATATCCGACAACCCTATCTTTACGTCAGTATCAGCATCATTTATATCTGCGTCAAGTATGAATGTGACAGGGGACTTAACTGTCGGAGGTAATATTACAGCACAGGAATTTCATACAGAATATGTCACATCATCTGTTATTTTTCAAAGTGGATCAACAAAGTTTGGTGATACCAGTGATGATACACACCAATTTACAGGTAGCTTATTATTAGATGGTGCATTAACTGTTGATGACGAGATAACAGTCGGACAGTATATTAAACACAAGGATGATTCTAACACTTATCTTAATTTTACAAATGATAGACTTAGATTTAATATTGGTGGTATATCATACATAGATTTAAACGATGCTGGCAATGCTCCACACGATGTTACATTCAATGATGGATCTAATAATGTAGATTTTATTATAAAGGGTGATAATAATAATCCTTTATTTAAAACTGATGCATCTCATAATAGAATAGGAACACACGGTAAAGGGTCCCCAGAAGTTGATTTCCATATAGGCGGTTCTGAATTAAGAGTTGATGGAACTATAAGTGGCTCTGATTATGGTGGAAACATAAGCGGTTCAGCAACTTCAACTGGCTCATTTGGTTATATAGAGGTTGCGGGCGAAGCAGTTGTGTCAAATGTTACAATAGATGGCGGTTCTTTTTAATTAGCATTAGATATTTAAATAAGAGGCTATATAGCTTCGTAAACATATAACTTTGGGTATATACCCATTCAACTTAGGAGCGCTATTATATAATGGCACAGACTGTTAAGCTTAAGAGGTCTGCAGTCGCAGGCAGAGTTCCAGATACAGGTTCTATGTCTTTAGGAGAATTAGCTGTTAATACAAAAGATGGTAAATTATACTTTCTTAAAGATGATGATGGACAATCTGTAGAATCAATTCTTACAACATCAGCACCAATTACAGGATCATTGCAAATAGACACATTAACTGTGAATAATGATTTTAACTATGGTAATACTGTATGGAATGAGAATAATGGAATAAACTCAATGACAGGGTCAGGTTTTATATTTAAGTCTGGAACACCTCCAGAATTAGAATTATATAATGGATCAGATGAATTAGTATTTAAAGTAGATAATAAAGTTATCTCACTTAGCCCATTGAATGTTACCCCTACTGCTGTTGCTGGAGGAATGTTTTATTCTGGTAGTAATGAGTGGTATTTAGGATATGAATAACAAAGAAAAGGAAATTATAATTTTGTATTATAATATTTATAACAGAATTAATATATTCATTGAATCACATAATCTGTGTTCATTGAATCACATTTTTAAAGGAGAATAAAAATGGCAACATGGAAAAAGGTAGTCGTCAGTGGTTCAGCACCGGAACTGGCTAGCGTAACACTTGACACAGATTTAGCGATCGCACACGGTGGAACCGGTGCTTCAACAGCAGCTGCTGCAAGAACAGCTTTAGGAGTTGCTATAGGATCAGATGTTCAGGCATTTGATGCACAATTAGCAGATATTGCTGGTTTATCACCTGCAAACAGTAGTTTTATTGTTGGTGATGGAAGTAATTTTGTAGCTGAAAGTGGTGCAACAGTAAGAACAAGCTTAGGTGTAGGTACAGGTGATGCTGTAGAATTTGCATCTATTAAAACTTCTGGTAATGTATCTGGTTCGGTAACATCAACAGGTTCATTTGGAATGCTTGTTGGTGATGGTTCAGGAATAACAAATTTAACATCTGCAGCAATTTCTACTTATAACACTTCAGGTGACAATAGAATTATAACATCTGTGAATGGTAATACTGTTCAAGGTGAGTCTGGTTTAACATTTGATGGAAGTACTTTAGCAGTCACAGGTGATCAAACAGTTTCAGGCACTATTAAAGACATGGCCAAAGTAAGTGGTTCAGCAGTTTCTTCTGCTTCATTTGGAAGAATTGATGCAACGACACTTCACGGTGATGGAAGTGGTTTAACAGGTGTAACACAAGATATTGATAGCTTATCTGAATTAGCAGCTACACCACATGCTACACAAGATGAATATCTTATTTCAGATAATGGAACTGAAAAAAGAATCAGTGTAACAAATGCAGCAAATGGTGCTTTTGCACTCATATCTGGAGATGCTACAGTAGCAGCAGGCGGTGCATTGACAATAGCAAATACTTCAGTAACTGATGCTATGCTTGAGGGATCAATTACAGATGCAAAATTAAATACAATAACTACGGCTGGTAAGGTTTCCATTGGTGCACTTGAAATTGATGGTGCATCTGAGATGGGAGCAGGATTGGCAGACGCAGATTTATTTATTGTTGATGATGGTGCAAATGGAACAGAAAAATCAATGAGGGCAGATCGACTTCCAACATATTTATTTGGAAAAGTTTCTGGTGATGCTACTATTGCTGCTGGTGGTGCGCTAACAATTGGCGCAAACGCTATACAAACAGGAATGGTACACGATGATGTTGCAACTGAACTTGCAGGTGCTGGTATGACAGATTCATCTGGTGTTCTTAATGTTATCGGCGGTGATGGTATAACAGCCAGTGCTAATGAAATTGAAGTAACAGTTGATGATTCCACCGTTGGATTAAACAATACAAATGGTGCAGGTGCGGTATATGTAAAGAACTCAGGTATTGGCGCAACACAAATAGCTGCTGGTGTAGCAGGTACAGGCCTCTCAGGTGGTGCTGGAACTGCTCTTGCAGTTGATTTCACTGAATTAACAGCAGCACAACCTACTTTTACTGGATTAACAATTACTGGTGACTTGACAGTTCAAGGAACAACAACGACGCTAGATACTCAGAATTTACTTGTTGAGGATAATTTTATTTTCGCAGGAACAGGTTCTGCTGGTAATGAATGGGACGGTGGTTTAATTGTCCAGAGTGGTTCAGCTGATAAGTCAGGATCTGCTATTTTTAGTGATAGTTCTGAACATAGATGGGCAGTAGCAAAAGGTGTTCAAGCATCAGGATCTAATACGGTAACTCCAGAAGCGTTTGTTGCGACTGTGAACATTAACCAACCGACACCTCCTGGGTCTGACTCAGGCTCTTATGGTGAGGGTGAAATGTACATCACAGCTACAGATGATATTTGGATTCGTGTAGGATAATAGGATAATCATATAAAAAAGGGTTTCGAAATATGGCTTTGATAACAAAGAAAAATAAAGCCAAAGTACTGTTAGATGATGTCTTAAAGTTTGATAAAGTTGAGCTAGAGTTTTTGCACAAACTAATTCAATCATCAATGATACCGGGAAAATACTTAACACAAGCTGTAAGCGTGCTAAGTAAGATAAGAAATATGTATCAAGTATCTGGTATGGGCGATGAAATTGAAATGACTGTTGAAAACGAAGATTAAATTTTAAATGTCTTATTGGCCTAATGTTGGCTACATTAGGAAGTGGGCTCTAAAGAGTAACCAACCGTAAGGAGTAATTAAATGCCAAGCTGGAAAAAAGTTATAACATCAGGCAGCAATGCAATGCTGTCATCTTTATATACGTCAGGAGACGTATCTGGTTCCGCATCTTCTATAGGGTCTTTTGGACAAGTAAAAGCGGGAACATTAAGTGTTACAGGTAATATCACTACACAGGGTGATATAATAGCAGAAAATTATATAGTAAGTTCATCAGTAACTTATATGACGCAATCATATAGTTCAGGTTCTACAGTATTTGGTAACACCTCTGATGATAAACACCAATTTACAGGTTCTTTGAGTATGACAGGAGATGTGATACCCTCAACTGATGCAACAGTTGACTTAGGATCAGATACAAAAAGATTTGCTAATCTATATACTGCAGATATTCAATTGTCAAATGAACAAAAAGGTCCAAATGATATTGATGGGACAACTGGAAAGTGGACAATTCAAGAAGGCAAAAATGATTTATTTCTAATTAATAGACGTACTGGTGAAAAATTTAAGTTCATAATAGAACAGGTAGAATAAGATAATTTAATATTTACCAATATTTATATGTGAATTTGTTCGTATAATTATATGGAGAATAATTATGGCTCTTATTACGGGTAATAAATATATTTCAATTTCTCTTGATAAAATAAGAGTATATGATAAAGAAGGAGAAATTGCACGTCTACAATTAAATGATGACTATGAATTAGAAGTATTCAAAACAAAAGATTTAACAGCAGATCTTAAAAAGACTGCAACAGCAGCACAAATTAGAAGCTTAGCTGTAAAGAAGACAACAGCGGCAGGTCTAGATCCAACAACAGCAGAAGATGCTGTTGTTGATAGTGATTCAGATACTTTTTTGAATCAAAAGTACGTTGTTGACATCAACAATAATTATATA